TCGGTGCGCCTGTACCCGCCTGGCTCCGCAAGGCCATCGCCGCCCTGGAGTCCACCGTGGACGGCGCGGGGGACAAGCTGGGCGGCGGTGACCAGAGAGAAAGTAAATAGACAAGAAAGAGGACGGCACTTAAATTTAGGTGCCGTCCTTTCCTGATAAGTCGATTCGTCCGTGCTCTTTTTCAAAGTCGGCAATATGACGGCGAATTAGCCACTCTATTTCCCGGTTTTTACTGCGCCCATTAAATTTGGCAATGTATTCTAGTTTATCAAGCGTGATACGGTTAATCCGAAGTGTATAGCGGGGCAGGTTGTCTTTCATGGTGGCCTCCTGCAAAAAGTCCTTGACAAAAGTATATGCAGTAGGCTAAACTTTGACTTAGATATGACGCATAAATGACGCAGTATAAATTTATAAAAACCGGGCGGGGGGCTCAACCCCGCCCGGCAAGGAATTACTCTAACATGTCCAACACGGCGTCCTTTAGGTGCAGTGGTGAGAGGCTATACCTATTAAATGCCATGACCATGCGAAAGACCTGTTCCGCATCGGTCGATACGTCCTGGAGAATCTGCACAGGGCCTTGGTGCAAAAGGCCATATACTACGATATCGTAGCTATAGTATGTGCCGATCTCCGGGGCGTATTTCTTTCGCCTGAACATGAAATAGGATATGGGCACGACGATCATCCTTTCTCTTTTTCTACGGGATGTGTCGTGTGTAAAAGGGGGCCCTCTAGCTCGAGCAGGAGGGCCTCGCTTGTTTATGAGAGAGGAAAGATTGTGCCCCCACAATTGCCCCCAAAGCCCCGAGAAATGCCCCGAAATCCTGCTAAATAGTGAATGTAGAATATATAAAAAAACAAGACAAAAAACCCTGTAGTCATTGAGACTACAGGGTTTTGTTCTGGTGGAGACGACAGAACTCGAATCTGTGACCCCTTGCGTGTGAAGCATGAAAAACAAAACCCGGCTATCCATTGATACTTAGCACTTTCTCCTGTTGACATTTTTCGGTTTGCCCCGAAGTTTGCCCCGAAAAGGCATTTTCTACAGCTCCTATCAGCTCACCAGGTGTGTTGCCGACCACGTGGCTATAGATGCCGAGAGTGACCTTTATATCGCTGTGCCCGGCAAGATATTGTATCTTCTTGATGTCCATGCCGGATTGGCAAAGACGTGTGATATAAGTATGGCGAAGCAAGTGCGGAGTCACCTTGAAGTCCAGCGTCTGCTGGATTTGTGGGCCGCGCTTTTTAGCCTCTTTCTCAGAGGTGGCCGCTGAAGCTTTGACTGTGCGCCGCCCGATAATTGCCATGAGATTACGTACAGTCTGGAGACTAGCATTTGAACCATTTTTTGCGGGAACGACGAAGACGCTATTACTCTTGGACTTTGCAGCGCGAAGAGCGTCCGCCAGCTTGCTGGGCAGAGGAATGGTACGGTGAGCCGCTTTCGTTTTGAGCGGGGAGGGGAAGATACCCTTTCCACCGTCAAAGCGCACCGCGTTGTTTACGGTGAGGTGGGGGGCGGCGGCATTGAGATCCAAGTCGCTCCAGCGCAGGCCACAGATCTCCTCTCGCCGTAGGCCGGTGTAAAGGCCGATCAGCACGAAGAGATAAGCGCGGGTGCCCTTTGTGGCATCCTCCAGAGCGGCGCATTGCTCGGGTGTCAGCGGCACCTTCTCCTCGGTGGGGACACCACCCGCCTTTATTTTGGCACAGGGCGAACGGAAAATCAAGCCATTTTCCACCGCGCAGTCAAACCCCATGTTCATGACGCCCAGCACCTTGGTTTGGAGAGAGTTTGACTTGCTGGCAAGGGCCGCCATGACACGCTGACAGTCCTCCGGCTTGACGGACCTTAACCTATACCCTCCGATGATGGGGCAGATGTGGTTGTTGATGGCGTTCACGTAGTCCCGTCGGCGAGAGTAGGAAAGCCCATCCTTGCGGTTTACATACCACTGCGCCAGAAGCTGGGCAACGGTCGTTTTATCATCCAGGATGACACCCATCCGCTGGGCGGTCTCCAGGTCGTAGAGCTTGGCCCGCAGTTCCTCTTTACTCTTGGCGCGAACGTCTTTGTAGGCACCACTTTGCAGCTTGACCCGTTTACGGTAGTACCCGGTTTTTTCATCAAAATAAAACTCGGGGCGTCTTGCCATCTTGAATCCCTCCCACAAGTATGATAATATGAGAGGGTGATATGGGCCTGTCAAACCTTATCACCCCTATGTGAGCCGTCCCTGGTGTTGGTAGCACCGGGGGCGGTTTTTTATTGCGCTTTTTTCAGTTCGGCGATTTCCTGATTCATGGTGCGGATTGCCAGATTAAGTACGGATACTTCGTTTCGCAGTTCCTCGATTTCACTTTTTGGCGTGATGGCGTCCATAATGGCCTGCTGCCCCTCGGCCAGAAGGTTAAACCGGGTGGTGACCTCCGTGTCCAATAAAACCTTTACATCGTGCATGATGTCCTGTTTCTGCTTCTCCATCAACTGTGCGATTGCCTGCAAATCTTTTTCGTCTAACATATGAAAAACCTCCTTTTTCTGCGTTAGATATACGTTGTTGTTACAGTACATTCTTCCATATTCGGTCTACAAGCTCTCTGTTGGGGGTGATGTATCTTTCTGTGATTATCTTTGAAATATCCTCATAAATTTGGTATAATGGTTGCAAAGAAGTCTCGTTTGCTTCAAAAGATATTCCGTCAATTTCGATTTCATTGTTTTCACCCATTGAGCCATACTGTTGCGAAAAATATTCTCCCTGCTTAGATAGTCCTTCATAAATATGTTCTATCTTGTTCCGCATCAGACGAGCTTCATTAAAGACCTTGCTTTCTCTGATCTCCTTTGATTTTTCTGGTAAACACAGTTTGTCGTATAGATTCATTGCCAGCCTGTACGTCCGTTCAGTTGTATTGAGGAAAAAATAATAATCCGCCCATAAGGTTGTAAACCATAGTCTTTCTTCGAATTTCTCAACTCTTCGATTAGCCATATTTTTTAGTTTGCTGTTGGAGGTATTGATTCGGCCCAATTCAAGCATGATTGTATTCATAAAATTATCCAGACAGTGGAACATGGCATATATGGAAGACCTTAATTCGTAGTCTGGAGCATCCAACAACAGAGGAATAATATACTTGTATGTGCTATAGGAATTATCAAATGAACGCATACTAACAACCCTTTTCAGAAAGTAAGGGAGGCTTGACATGGAACAGTACATTGATCTGAGCCCAGGAGCACAGACGTTAAACGGAGGGGTAGAAATCGCATTCGAGTACACCGCCCAAGACGGGCGACTGATTCAGGGCCGGAAGCGGGACAGCGGGAACCTGTCAATGGCGTTGGAGCTGTTTGCATGCCTTGACCTGGAATCCTTGCCTCCAGCCAATTTGAAAGCCCCATACAAACTAACCATCACTTGTGCCCCGTCTTGAACAGACGGGGTATTTTTTTTGCCTATCCTATTCCTAAAACAAGCTAAAAATACAATTCTGCTGCTAGATTCCCGTGCGTGTACCAACAAACAGCTTTGCGCATGAAGTCCTCAGTTACACCAAAATATTCAGCCAGATCCCATAGATCTGTATGGCCGTCAGCCACGGCTTCGTCTAGGTCATCCACAGGAATAAGCCGCTTTATCTCCCATTTGTCGGCTCGGTTCTCATGCTTGCGTCTCACATCCAATTTAGCAAACGGGTTATAGAAACTCCCAGTTTTACAATGACCCAGCTCATGCCCCAGAGAGACTTTTTCCTTCGCAACCGTGTCCATCTTCCACGGGTCTATCCCAATAGCACAGCAACCATCTTCCGTCTGAATCGCCATAGATTGGTCTACTTTCATGGGAAGCCAAAAAACAGCTATACCGTCTTTGTCGGCTTCTCCATACAGGTCGTACAGCTCACTTGCCATCGCGTTCCCGCCTTTTTTTCATTATCAAAAGGTCTCTCAGGTCTTTTGCATCATCCCACATATCATCTATCTCCTCGTCCGTCAATGTGGGGTCTGCTCCACGGAAAAAAGCGACTTTTAGATTTTGCTCGTCAATGCCGCGCTCACCCTCCGGGGTGGGCGCTTTTTCTATTCCACGAAGCCAAGATTCAGAGCATCCAAAAAAAGCACAGATTTTATCTACAATCTCTTGTTCAGGGACGACATCTTGGCCCGCTTCATACTTCTTCTTCCACACACTTACTGTTCCCTTGTTAAACCCAGCCTTGACTGCGGCAGTAGACGGGGAGAATTTTTCTCGAGTACACAGAGATACATATCTTTCGTAAAACATGCCAATACCCCTAGTCAAAATTTGTGCAGCACCACCAAGTTTAAGCGAATAGACAAAAAGGGGTTGACAGGTTTAAGTGATTAGACTAAAATACAGGTATAGTTGAACCACTTAGACAACACAATCCCGCTTTTGGGGTGCTATTTGATTCCGGCAAGTTGATAATAACACAGTTGTTTAAGAAATTCAACCAAAATAGTCTATGGAGGTGAACTTTGTATGCCTGCACAATGGACGGCGGATCTAATTGGTGAAATGCACCTAGCCCGTGTATCCAAAAAGCAACTGGCGGAGCGCCTCGGGGTGACGCCTGAGTATGTGAGCATGGTTCTCAATGGACACAGGGAGCCGGACGGAGCCGCCGGGCGATTTAAGGGCGCGCTTGCACAAATCATTTCTATGCAGAGTCAGAATACCAAATCAGAAGGGTAATAAACTGGACTATTTGGAAAGGAGAACATCATGGACGACATCAAGAACTACAACCCCGCAGAAGCGGAAACCCTGGACAGCCGCGAAGTGGCTGAGATGGTAGGCAAACAGCACAAGCATCTTCTTCGAGACATCAATGGGTATATCGAAAACATGAAACAGGGCACTGAGCCCAAAGTTGGGCTGAGTGCGGCTGAGCTCAAAATTGAGCCGAGCGAATTTTTCATCCCCAGTACTTATACCGATAGCACCGGTCGGGAACTCCCTTGCTTCCTCGTTACCAAGAAGGGTTGTGAGTTCATCGCCAACAAGCTCACCGGCGAGAAGGGGACGAAGTTCACTGCCCTGTATGTAACCCGCTTCAATATCATGGAGGAGCGCGAGAAGGCCGCTATCGGCGGAAAGACCGCAAAGAGCGGTAAGACCCCGGAGGAGCTGGCCGCCGCCGACAAACGGGCCACGGCGATGCTGCTCAACGCCAAGAACCGGGCGGCGAGTTTCCTTCAAAAGCTCTACGACCGGGCGGGCACCAAGCCAGAGTATCAGGCAATGGCTCTCAGCGATTTCTATTCCGAGGATGGGATTCACCTCCCCCGCATGGCATTCCAGGACATGAAGCAGACCTACGACAAGAGCGCTATTGCCGAAAAGCTGGGCGTCTACTCCAAGGCATCCGGCGGCAAGGTGCCCCATGCCCAGGCCATTGGTGCGATTATCTCCACGCTGGATATCTCGGAGGACGAGCGCGAACGGCTTCCCTACTGCAACAACGGGCACGACGGCGTAGATTACCAGTATACCGAAAGCGTGGTCGAGAAGGTGCGGGCATGGATTGAGGCGCACGGCAGGCCCAGCCCGATCACGGTCAACGGGAAGAACTATGCGGTTGTCTACAAGAAGGAATGAGCATTGCAGAACAGGCTTTATGGGATAAGAAGGGCGGAGTCACTATGAACCAAAAATCAATGCTGACGGCCCAGGATCTGGCCGAACGTTTCGGAGTCAGTATTTACACCATTTATCGACTGACTACGAAGCCGAACGGGCTTCCCGGATACCGGGTTGGGCGGTGCATTCGTTTCAAAGAGGACGAAGTGGAGAGGTATCTGGCGGCTCAAGCGGTCAAGCCGGTTGAGCGCGCGGAAGTCGTTCAGATCAGAAGATTTCAGTACAAGCCGGGTATGAAGGTGGTGAGTTTATAAGAACCCGCAATGAGAGCCGCCATCGCCCTAATCACTCCGGCTGACTGGTGACGCAGCGCCTTGAGGACTGAATGGAAATGTACCGAAATATCGCAAAAAGTTGCACATAAAAAAGGAGTTATGAGCCATGAACGAAACGATTATTCAGATCATCCCCGCCCCCTCTAACCTCATGTATGGGTATGACGGAGGGACAGCGCAGCCCGTCGCCTGCCTTGCCCTAGTGGAGCTGGCCGACGGCGACCGTGAAATCAGAGCAATGGGCCTGACGAACTGCGAGATTTTCGAGGAACAGACCGGCGCAGTCCTTTTCTTTGAGTGATCCTGTGAAAAAAGGATGGACGAGGTCAAAAGGGTTGCATTTGAAATGCGGCCTATCGAATGGGGAACTACCCCCAGCACAAAGGGACGCAAATTTTATCACCTTTTCAAATTCACAAGCGCTTGTGAATTTGCGCAAAAAAGAGAGGCCGCCGGTGCTGCGAACACCGAACGGCCCAAAGAAAAAAGTTGATCCGCCCTTATTGTAGAGGGCTCAAAGGAGATTGTCAAGTATGAGCAGCTACATAATCCCGGGCCGCATCCGGCCAAAGCCTATCCGGCCCGGCTTGACCAACCTGGAAGACATTGAGACCATCATTGCCGAAGTCCCTTGTGCCATCCTCCCAGTCTCTGGTGACTGCCTGGCGGCTGTAGACGTGGTAGACGGCGGCTGGGTGGCTGTAGATTTCACCCGGCGGCCTGCGCCCCCCAGGTACAAAAGCAAGGGCGGCGACGGAAGCTCCGATCTCTGCCTCTGCTATGCCACGTTCCCCGGAGCGCCTGGCCCTATGGTCATGTATAAGGAGTATCAGGGCGTATGGGGCCCCTGGCAGATGGTGGGCACTCGATATAAGTCAATGTGGGAAGGCGGCAAGCTGCGCCTCAACTGTGGCATGGTGGCAAAGCGTATCTTCGGCGTGATCGTGGTCTCCTACGACCGGGACGGGCGGCTTCTGTGGCAGAGGAACCCCGAAGAGTTTCCCGAGGAGCTGGGCGCAGCCTCTACTATTCATGGTGATGTAGAGCCGTACCAGGGGGTGAGAGCATGATTACATTTCCTACCACAGTGGATGCCTTTATCGCCGACCAAGAGAAAAGAGCGGGCCGCAAGTTCGATGATTTTCAACGGGAATTGCTGGGCGGATATGCTGAGCTTTTCAATCTGGAATTTGACGTGGGTATGAAGGGCGAGGAACCAATCAACGTGCTAAAAGATACCGCCGAGTTCTACGCCCGAAAAGGCAAGCTGGAAGAGTTGGAGAAGCCTGTACTTAAACACTTCTATGCGTGTGTGCAGTATTGGTGCCGCGAAGCATGGAAGCAGGGTGCCGCAAAAGCGAATAGCAGAAAGGAGCACGAAAACCATGATTGAGATTAGAATTACCGGAACCACCCCG